AACACCAAGCTAAACTACTTTTTAATGTAGATTTAGCAACTGTTAAATTATTAACTAAAACAAGACTAAGGCATGGATAAGATAAAAAAGGTGGTATTCCTCCACGATAATAAAATTAAAAAAACAGGTAGGTTTACAGATATGACACCTGAAGAGAAACTTGACTACCATAAAGAAAAGAAAGGTAATTACATACAAAGACGATTGTCAGAAAATAAGATCTTAAAAGAAAAAGGTGCAGTGTATAAAAATAATCTGGAGTTAGTTATAGGTCACAGCACTTAATTAAGATAGTGACAATTATCCAAATAAATATTATTAATAGTAGCTAATAGTAAAGAAATTTTACTATATTTGTAACAGAAAGTTAATTAAATCAAACCAAAATGGAGAAATCAGAAACCATTGGCAACCTAACCCTTGCCCTATCAAAGGTTCAGGCTCAGTTGAGACCTGCCAAAGAGAACTCAAAGAATCCTTTTTTTAAGAGTAATTATGCTGATTTAGGTTCAGTATGGGACTCAGTAAGGTCATTATTAGCCGAAAATGAGCTATCAATCATCCAAATGCCTACAGATGTAGGTGGGTTAACAACAATTCTATCACATTCTAGTGGCGAGTACTTATCCTCTACTATGTATATTCCATCTAAGGAAGATGCACATGGAGTTGGTTCAGCTATATCATACGCTAGGAGATACGCATTAGCTTCCTTCATTGGTGTAGTTACTGGTGATGATGATGGAAACGGAGCAGTTAAAGGTCATACGTCCCCCCCTGCAAAAGCTACGACACCTAAATCTAAGCCTAAACTATCATCTGAGCAATATAAAGCTATGATGACTGCTATAGAGCAAGGTAAGGGTAGCGTAGTTGAGCAGAAAATGAATGGTTATATCCTAACCAAAACCCAGCAAGACAATCTTGACAAGGTTATTAAAATCTCTAAGACCTTAGCGTAATGAGTCTTGATAGCTTCATAAGTAAGCTAGAGGATGACTCTTTTTATTACTCTGACTATGAGTTTGTAACGAACTCACAGTTAGGGCTAATAAAGAAGGATGTTAGAACCTATAAACTGATGAGGGATAACCCTCAGTTAAGGACTGAAACTTTCCCTATGATTTTTGGGAGGGCTTACCATGTAGCAATGCTAGAACCTAATGAGTTTGATCAGAAGGTTAAGGTATTTGACTCAGCTACAAGGACTACTAAGGGGTACAAGGAATTCAAGTTAGAGAATGTTAAAGCCCCTACTATTATCTTAACTAAAGAGTACGACCAGATAATGCGTATGCAGGACGTGTTGTTCTCTCACAAGGAAGTAAGAGACCTAATGGTTGCTGAAGGAGAGAGGGAGATAGCTAACGCTTGGCAGGATAGTGACACAGGAGTATTCTGCAAGGGTAAAGCTGATTACCGAAATGGTAAGACGTTGATAGACTTAAAAACTACTGGGGATGGAAGTCTATATGGATTCTCAGGCTCTTGCAGGAAGTATGGGTATGACAGACAAGCATCCTTCTACTCAGATGGGTTTGGGTGTGACGAGTTTGTCTTCATAACGCAGGAGAAAGTTGCCCCATACAACGTATCTATATTCTACGCAGGTAAAGAGTTTATGGACAGAGGTAGAGATGAGTATAAATACTTACTTGATACGTACAGAAGGTTCTTTATAGATAACGAGGCAGTGGTTGACGATCATTTAATCATGGATACGTTATGATACTAAGAGAAGTTTTAAAAAATAAAGGAATAACCATACTATGGTTGTCAGAAAGATTAGGGTTAAGCCGACCTACCCTATATAAGTACCTAGCCAATCCTAATGAGTTTAAGATAAGACATCTTAAACAGATTGCTAAGTATTTAGATACAACAGAAAGAGAGGCACTTATTAATTATTTTATTTAAAAGCTAAAAGCTATGAGTAACAAGACAGAAAAGATTTACATTGGAAATGGTACTGAAAAATTTGATGGTGGACTAGTAGAGTTCGCATTAAACCTTACCAAATTAGGTTCAGAAGCTAAGGACTTTATGTTCGAGTACAATGGAGACAAGTACATTAAGTTAAAGGTTGTAAAGAAGCGTGAGGTTGATGAGTATGGAAAGACTCACTACGTAGAGGTTGACACGTTTAAGCCTGAGGCTAAGAGTCAAGCTAAACCACAACCAGTAGATGACTTACCATTCTAATTGATAGTGATAAAGGGGAGGTTATAAAGCTTCCCCTTTTTTTACCAAACCAAAATCAACCACAAAGCTATGAAGTACAGAGTTTCAGATACAGATTTAATAGACCTAGATAGGGTAGATTTTATTGAGGTTGATGGTAAGGCTATCAATTTTTACATAGGTGGTGTCTTACACCAATCAATATACTCAAGTGAAGTAGAAGCTAAATGTATATTTAAAAACATTAACAACCACTTTAATATGGTTGACTTTAGAATATCTAAGGATGAAGATACATCTGACTCTGAAGACAGTACTATGGCTAGGAAGGCAAAAGCTTTTGATATGTTTTGGACTTTATATGATAAGAAGACCGATCAAATAAGAACTAAAAAATCCTTTATAAACCTAACCCTAAGAGAGATGGGACTGGCCATAAAAGGTGTAGAACCCTACGTAGCATCAACCCCTGACAAGAAGTACAGAAAGAATCCATGTACGTGGATTAATCAGAAGGGTTGGGAAAGTGAGCTTATCATCAGTGCCGATGGTAAGAGTTCTGAGATAAAGAACACAAACCTATATAAGAAACCAAACTATATTACCGATGACAGATAACGAAGAAATGGAGGTAATGTTGCTTGGTCGCATCATGTCCTACCCAAAGGAGTACTACGATAATCATAGTTTAATTACAGAATCAATCTTTAAGGATTCCCTTAACAGAAAAATATACAATCAAGTATCATCAAGGTTAGACTCTGGAGAGAAGGTTGATCTTTTAATATTATCTCAATCAGTTAAAGATCCTCTAGCCCAATATAGGTTAGTAGAATGTTACTCTAAAGATTTTAGCCTATATAACACTACGCACTTAATCCTCTACCTATCTCAAGAGGAAAAGAAGATAAGATTTAAGAAGTTGTTGGAAGTCTCTAACAACATGATGAATAAAGGGGATGACCTATTCGATATACTTGGTCACGTAGAAAAGGAGTTGCAATCTATATCAGAGGTTAAGGGTAACGATATACCCGATATAAAGAAACAATTAAAGATACTACATGACGATATACAGAGACGTATGTCTTCAGACGAGATGGTTGGTATACCTACAGGGTTTCAATCTATAGATAAGTTTACTGGAGGTTGGCAAGAGACTGACTTTATAGTCATAGGTGGTGCTTCCTCAATGGGTAAAACATCACTAGGTTTAGCCTTCTGTTATAATTGTGCTAAGGCAGGTATACCATCAGCAGTATTCTCATACGAGATGGGAGATACACAACTACTACAAAGATTAGTATCATTGGAAAGTTCTGTTAATAACAGATACATCATGAAGGGTACACTAGAGGATGAGGAGTTAGCAAGGGTAGATACTGCTATAGGTAAGCTAGAGAAGACTCAACTATTCGTTGATGAGTGTAAGGACTCGTCATTAAGATACCTACTAAATAAGATACGTCAGTACGTAATAACTAAGGATGTTAAGTTTGTCCTTGTAGATTACCTACAGTTAGTTAAGGGTAGTGGCTTCTCAAGGGAGCAGGAGGTAGCCCTAGTAGCTCGTGAACTTAAGAACATAGCTAAAGAGTTAAACATAACAATAGTGGCTCTATCGCAACTTAGTAGAGGTGTAGATAGGAGAGAAGGGTCTAGACCTACGTTATCTGACCTTAGAGAGAGTGGAGAGATTGAGCAGGCTTCTGATATTGTTATGCTTGTATATAGACCAGAGTACTACGGAATAATGCAGGATGATAGTGGCAATAATACAGAGGGTCTAGTAGATTTGATCTTTGCTAAAGGAAGGAATATTGGTACAGGAACTTTACCACTTAAATTCAAGAAGGAGTACACTAGATTTAGTGACCCTGAAGATTTCGATAGTAAGTTTACTTCGTCATCAGAACCTAACGAAGCTTTTTAGTTATGGAGGTAGAAGATATAATTAACCTAATAGTGGGAATAATATTTATATTATGGGTAATAACATTAATCATAGAAAAATTATGAATACAAAAGACAGAGGTTTAGAGATGGCTGTAGTTAAAGCTACAAAGCATCTACACGATTTAAGACTATCCAGCAATGATGTGGAGATTATAAAGGTCTTATTTAGGATAGCGTACAAGGAAAATGATATTCACCTTTATAGTGTTGGAACTAGAGAGAGGAAGATAGTTGAGGCTAATATGTGTATAGTAAACGCTATTAGGAGAAATTTCTCATTCCCTTTAACGCTGATAGGTAAGGTTATGGGAAGACATCATAGCTCTATGGTTCACTACCTAAAGGTACACGATAGTTTTCTTAAGGATGATGATAAATACTTAATATTATTCCAAAAACTTAACACTGCAATCAAGGATTACCTACGCTATCAGGATGAGATCATGGCTCTATATAAGTCAGCTAATACTATAAAAGATGAGATTATAGTTAAGTTAAGGTGTGAAGTTGAGAATCTAACCTTCGAGTTAGAAAGCCTTAAAGTTATAGAGTAGTGAGGAAGAAGATATACCACGCAGTTGTACGCTACAAGTGGAGGATTATAAACCTAGTAAAAGGTATTGAGAAGCCTTCTAAAGTCTGGAAAGAATCTAAATATGAGACGTGTATAAAAACCAAAAGCGTTGATGAGTTGAATAAGGATGTTAACTTTATCTCTAAGTTGTCAAAAGCAGGTAAGTCTACTAAAGTTATAGAGGTGATAGTGATAGACATAGTAGATCCAAAATTCTTATGTATGTCACATGACGTGTACTAAAACATTACGACCGATAGCAGCGTGATAGCTATCAATCAATTTGAACCTAGGGGTTTAAAAATCAGCATGGGGGCGATGGGGATTGCCTCCATAGTGGGTTAA